AAAATAAATCCTGATGGTAGTTTACAACTAGCAGAGGGCGCTCAAATTTCTAACCAAGAAAATACAGATATAGATTCTGCAGCAGCTGAAGTGGTTGCTGAAGTAGCTATAAGTTATACTGCAGCTTTCTTTGACTTTGTAGTTAAGAAAGGAACTAACGTAAGATCAGGTACAGTATATGCTTGCCACGATGGAACAAACGTAGAGTTTACAGAAACATCGACACAAGACTTAGGTGATACATCAGACGTAGTTTTAAGCGTAGACAAAACATCTACAAACTTAAGATTGATAGCAACAGTGGCTTCAGATGACTGGAGTGTTAAATCATTAATAAGAGCAATATAATATGGGATTTTATAGAGGACCAAATATAGTAACAGACGGATTGTTATTTGCCGCAGATGCAGGTAGTACAAGAAGCTATCCAGGTACAGGAACTACAATTACTCCTTTAGTTGGTTCTGTTGACGGAACCTTATTAGGATCTGTTGGTTATAGCACTGGTAGCCCGGGTGTAGCGTGGTTTGATTTTGATGGACCTACTACTTATGATAGGATTTCAATTCCAGATACAGTAACTCACACAACAGGTCAAAGTTTTAGTTATGATGTTTGGGTGTATTTTGATACATTAAGTGGATATGACAAAACAATTGTTGGTAAAGTTGGTTGTAATGTAGGACTAATACAAGCATCAAGCAGTATAAGAATGCAAGTATATGGGCCTAATGGACCTTGTGCTTCAGGAAACGTAAACTATACTGCTGTTTCAGGAACCGTTACTGGTGAATGGCAATATTGGACTGGTACTTACGAAGTAGGGGTGGGGGTAGCTCTTTATAAGAATGGAGATTTAATGGATTCAGTTGCTTATACAGGTAATATAGGAAACTATCCTACTACTCTTTTTGCAGGAGGTTCTATCAATGCTAATTATGCGATGAATGGACGTATATCAGCGTTTAAATCATACAATAAAACTTTATCCGCAGCAGAAGTATTACAAAATTTTAACGCACAAAAAACAAGATTTGGATTATGATAACATACATTATAATAAACATGACTGAGATAGCATTGGTTGATTTCAATCAAGTTATGGAAACATCAGAAGAAACACTCAGACTATCAGTAGATGGTTTAAAAACTGTTCTTAAATGGGAGGGTTCAGAACCTTCATTTGTATCAACACTAAGTTCATACGAGGGTCCTTATACACACGAAGAAATTCTAGTGATAATGGCTACTCCTGAATGGACTGATCCTAACCCACCAGAATAATATGGGAACATTTGGAGGACCAGATATTATACAAGAGGGATTATTTTTTGCTATAGACGCAGGAAGTACTAGAAGTTACCCAAATCCAGGCACAGGCACTTCTGTTAATAGCTTAGTGAATTCAACTACAGCGACTTTAACCAACGGTGTAGGTTTTAGTAGTGCTAATGGAGGTCAGTGGGATTTTGATGGAACAGATGATTATGTTGATTTACCAATAGCCGCAATACCTACTGGAAATGAAATAACAATTTCTTTTTGGAATTTTGGGGATGTTAGAAATAATTCTTCAATAATAGCAGGTTCAAAAGATGGTTCAGAGCAAACGCTTAATATACATTTACCTTGGGGAGACGGAAATATTTATTGGGATTGTGGTTCTCCTTTTGATAGAATTTATAAAGCATCAACATCTGCGGAAACTTTAGGTTGGCATAATTGGGTTTTTACAAAAAATGCAACTACTGGATATATGTATATTTATTTAAACGGCGTTGTATGGCATTCAGGTAGTGGGAAAACTAGTACTATACCAGCAATGATTGCGCCAGTAGGTTTAGCTAGATATAATAGGACTCCATTTTACTATATGAATGGTAAAATAGCAAATACTTTAATTTATAACTCATCACTTACTGCAGCTGAAGTACTACAAAATTATAACGCTTTAAAAAACAGGTTTATATAATGTATACAGGACCACATATAGTAGAAGATGGACTGGTATTTGCTGTCGATGCAGGGAGTACTAGAAGTTATGCCGGGAGTGGTACCACCACTTACAACTTGATAGATAATACATCCGGAACCTTAACCAATGGTGTAGGGTATCTTAGTAGTAATGGAGGCACGTTTGATTTTGATGGGACAGATGATTTTATTGTATTTCCTGATAACACAGACTTAAATAGCCAAACTATTACAATGGAGAGTTGGAGTTACCTAGATAGTACAACTACTCAACAAGCATTTTTATTTGAAAAAGGTAATGTAAACACCCAATACAGTAATTTTTTTGATACTAATGGAAATTTTTACTTTAGAACAATGAGTTTATCCAACCAAGATCTAAGTTTTACTACATCAACCTATGTAACGGCTGATAGTTGGAGCCATATTGTTTGTACATATGGTTCAGGAACTAAAACGATTTATGTTGATGGGGTTCAATTAGTGCAAGCAACTGGAATAACAGGGACTATACCAACCACAACCACCGGTTTATTTATGGGTGCTTATGGCCCTGGTGTGTCTTATTACTTAAATGGAAGGATAGCGGTTTCTAGAGTATATAATACAGCTCTAACAGCGGCAGAAGTAACACAAAATTACATCGCACAGAAAGATAGATTTAACATATAATAAACAACCTGGAAAATGAAGGGTAATAGCTATGGAAAAAGGAATAATTTACAAAATAACAAGCCCTTCAGAGAAGGTCTACATAGGTAAAACTGTAGACTTTTCAAGTAGAATGAGCTGTTATAGAAATTTGAATTGTAAGGACCAAAAAGCTATCTACGGAAGCTTAAAGAAGTATGGGTTTGAAGCTCATAGTGTAGAAGTACTTTATGAGGAATCCTCTTTTAATTTATCTGAAAAAGAAATTTATTATATAGACCTGCATAAATCTTTTAGAGAAGATAATATATTAGGATTAAACTTAACCAGGGGAGGAGACGGAACTCTAGGACATAAGCAATCAGATGAGACTATACGGAAAAGAGTTAGTTACCATATAGGAGCTAAGAGGACTTTAGAAACTAGACAGCTAATGTCTAAATCTGCAAAAGCCCACAAGTCTAATCATACAGGAAAAAAACACTCTATTAGCACTATTGAAAAAATTTCAAAAACAAAGCGGGGGAAAGTGCAAACTGTAGAGGAAATACAAAAAAGAGTAGATACTATAAAGAAAAACAGGCATATAAAATATGGTAATATACTACAGATGGATCTTGATGGAAATATCATTAGAGAGTGGGAGCCTTCAATTGTTCTGATAGCTAAAGACTTAGGGTGTGATCCAACCACAATAGGCCGTGCTATTAGAAGCAACGGAAAGAAAGTAAGACTAGGTTATAAATGGAAATACAAGAAAAATGAACGAATTTAAAGTAAAAAAAGGACTCATAATAGAGGGCGCGTCCGGTGGAACGGCACTAGATGTTCAAGGATCACAGGGGCAACTGTTCTCTGTAACAGATAGTTTAACCGGAAGTATATTTGCGGTGTCAGATATTTCGGGTGTACCTATATTTGATGTTAACTCCAGTGGCATCTCTTATTTTGATGGTAATGTTGGGATCGGTACAGCTAGTCCTTTACACCGTTTAGAAGTTGTAACACCCGCAGTTTCAGGGGTGGCAGATTTAGCTAATATTGATAGAACTTCTCAAAATCTTGTAAGATTTGTGAATCCCCAGTATTCAACCTCAGCTTCAATGGGGCTATTGCTGCGAGTTTTTCCTGATTCAGATGCTAGACAAGGAGCGGGTATAATAGCTACAGGTGGAGACAATAACTCAGCAACTAACCTATCATTATTTGTAAGCAAAGATAATGGTGCAAATGTTTCGACATCCTATGCAGCGATAACTGCGTTAGGAACTTCAGGTAATATCGGGATTGGGACTGTTTCTCCGGATTACCCTTTAGACGTAGTTGGAAATATAAGAACACAAAGGGATATGCTTGTTGGGGGGGATACTTTTTCTGACGGAAGAATCTATGTTAGATTAGCAGACGATACAACGAAGGTATTTATATCATCAAATAGTGATTCATACTTCAACGGAGGTGACATCGGAATTGGTACGACGGCTCCGGATAGGCAGTTGGAAGTCTACGGGGTGAATGATGGGTATATGAAGTTTGACGGGGGTAGAGTAAATAATCACGGATATACAATAGGCAGTGATAACAATGGGTTTATAATATACGACGATACACTATCTGCTTATCGATTTGTAGTTGACCAAGATACCGGCAACGTAGGGATTGGAACGACGGCTCCGGTAGAAAAACTTGATGTTTATCAGAGTAATGTTAGTTACGGTGTAGCAGACCTCAGCCACGTTAATGGCAACCGTATATTAATCAATCCCAGTTACAACTACTACGATGCTTATAACCACATCTTCCGTGGATTAAGTGGAACTAATACACATATGACCATTGACCTTAATGGTAGCGTCGGTATTGGAACGACGAGTCCGGGCAGTTTATTGCATTTAGCATCTTCATTTCCTGAAATAAGGTTACAAGATGATGCTTATACATCTACAAACCACTACTCAACCATAGATGGCAATGGGGGTTCAGGTGTTTTAACATTAAGTGCTGACACTTCTAATGCAGCTGCTAATTCAGCTATAGTATTTAAAGTTGACGGGTCTGAGTATATGCGTGTTGATGATAACGGCAACGTCGGGATTGGGACGACGAGTCCTGATGCCAAACTTCATGTAGAATCCACCTCCGCAACAGGGGCTAATTTTATACTAGAAACCACCAACGCTGGGGGTATACCATTATTAGACTTAAAAGGCGCTCATTCCGCTCAGTTAAGATATAAAGATGAGAATGATGTTATACAAGGTAGAGTTGACTTTGGTGATTCTGGTATATTCAACTTTATAGATGTTCCCAATAATAGTTCTACTCTATATCTTAAATCAGGCGGCAACGTAGGGATTGGGACCACTTCACCAAAAACATCTCTTGATATTGTTGAAGATAGTGATATTTGGCATTTAATGGTCGGTGGATTAACTAAAAAACTTTTAGTAGGAGGTCAAGCAGCAAGTGGGGATGTGGTTCTACAAGCTGGAGCAGCGAGTACGCTAAACAACGCAGCTGTAACAACTGCTTATAATTTGTGTCTGCAAAGAGATGGTGGCAACGTCGGGGTTGGTACTTCGAGTCCCGGAGCCAAGCTTGACATTGTAGGCGATGGGACGAACTACGCGCTTGAGGTTAACAACACAAGCACGGGCGATGCTATTAAAATCAATACAGCTAACGCTACAGGGAACAACGGTGTATACTGGAATCAGGGCTCCGTAACCCTCTTCAACCTGTTCTCTACCTCAAGTAACGATACTAGGTTAAGGCTAGGTAACGCCACTACTAACAATATAATCCACCTATCTACAAATGCCGACTCTTGGCTTAACGGTGGAGATATAGGCATCGGCAACACAGCCCCAGCCTACAAGCTAGATGTAACTGGAACCATACGAGCTACAGGGAACGTGATTGCATACTCAGATGCTAGAGTCAAAGAGAATGTTGAGACAATCCCCAACGCACTGGAGAAGGTTAACAAGCTAAGGGGTGTGTCGTACACTAGGAAAGACATCTCTGACAAGTCAACACAGATAGGTGTGATTGCTCAGGAGGTCTTAGAGGTGCTACCAGAGGTCGTAAGTAAGGACAAGGAGGGTAAGTACTCCGTAGCCTACGGCAACGTGGTAGGCCTTCTTATTGAGGCTATCAAGGAGCAGGACAAGAAGATTGAAAGATTAGAGGGTCTTGTTGAACTAATGCTAAAAGGCAAGTAAGGTGGCTGTACCCGCATCAGGAACACTGACTATGCTAGGGATAGCACAGGAGAGGAAGTTCGGGACCTACGGCACGGGGACCATCTCTTCCCCTATCCTTATGACTGACCTGATAAACGGAGGGGGGAGCAACAGCTTCCCCGCACTGAACACCAGCAGCCCGTCCAAGCCCAACACTGCCACCCCCCACTCTATGAGTGAGTGGTACAGCTACGACCAGGACTACGCACAGTGGCGCTCCTTTGACATCCTTGACACCGAGTGGTATGACGAGGCGGAACAGGCTTGCAGCACTGGAGAGCCGGACACTATCACCCTGTACTATGACGATGGGGCTTCAGGGACAGGGCAGGCCTGCCCGGATGATGGAGTAGTGGTATACACCACCTCCGCGATGACAACGGCCTATGACGGCTTTGACTTATGGTGGCACTCCGATCAATGCACCCGTGCATATATGATATCATCCGCGGGGAACATTGATTCATTTAGCGACTGCTAAAAAACATTACCTTTACAAAAACAAATAAAATGGCTACAACATATATATGGGACTGTAAGACAGTGGATGTCTACCCCACCGACGGAGAATACACAGACGTGGTGTACAACGTACACTGGATTGTAACAGGCACCTCAGACCAGGTAGACCCCGAAGGGGTGGCGTACTCCGCAGGGAGCATCGGCACACAGGTGGTCTCCTCAGACGATATCACAGACTTCATACCCTTCGATCAGCTGACCAATGCTGAGTCGGTAGCATGGACGCAGGAGGCTATGGGTGCAGAGCAGGTGACGGCGATAGAGACAGGCATACAGTCCTCTATAGACCAGCTTATTACCCCCACCTCTGTGACGATGACTATCGGAGAGCCGGTCCCTCCTGCTGAGTAATATTTTTCGTACCTTTACAAATAATAATCAAATACAATCAAATGTCAAAACAACTAGATAACGAGCAATTAGAGCTGCTACAGGGGTTACAAAACGATTTCACTAAGGCTAAGATAGAGATAGCGGATATGGAAATTAAAAAATCCAACATAATCACAGAGATATCCAAGATCCAAGAAAAATTTGCCGAACAAGAGCAGATTTTAATGAAGGAGTTTGGGCAGAACGCAATAATCAACTTGCAGACTGGAGAGGTAAAAGACCCGGAGCCAGAGCAAGAGCAAGAAACAGAATAACACACCATGGCAAAAATCAGCAACACCGGGGCATATCCTGGCATCACAAACCTTGACGCATTAGACTACCTTATCATAACAGATAAGGAGAACGACCTGATGACAAAGACGGCTACGATAGCCCAAGTTGCTGCTTTAACCGCCTCTATAGATGTAGGGTACACCTCCTACACCGCTCTTCTCACACAGTCCGGCGTCACCGCGCCCGTAGCAACGGTATTGCAGGATACTATCGGAGGCACCATGACATGGTCATACAACTCCGTAGGGGACTACACCCTCACCAGCAGCACCTCGGCATTTACCGCTAAGACAGTGGTGTTCGTCAACGGTGGCAGTTCAGCCACAGCATCGGGAGGGGTGACATGGTCAGCAGACACCCCCGCGACACTAGTGATAGTAGCCGGAGCAGACGGTAGATTTACAGCAGGATCATTTGAGCTGAGGGTTTATTCATGATAAAATGGATATAAGAAAAATATCTATCGGGGCAGACTACAAATCAGGGGCTATGCACTACATAGTGGGTCAAGATGTCTTAGGAGGTAACTACGGCATTCACCTTATCCAATATGATCTTGACTCTGAATCGTATAAGATATGGATTATTAAAAAAGACGAGGTATTGCTATGGAAAGAGTTTAGGTGTACTCTCCCTATCTCTTTGGAATACAACATACATTTTTAATATGACATTACGAGAAATTAAGGAACTTGAGCAACGAATAGTTATTGTTAAAGAAATGAAAGAAAAGACAGATGATTTTCTTGATCAAATGTTATTCGCTGATGAGATTCATAATATTGAAATGAAATTAAATGGAGTTAAGCCAACTGACTCATCAATAGATTGTATCGGTTGCGGCTCGTAAGCTAAATTATGAAATCTCCTTATTCATTTATCGTAACACCTTTTAATAATAAAAGGTACGATAACACCAAGAGCTACGGTAAAGTAGAATTTATCATAAGCACCTCCGAAGAAGACCATAGCGTATCTAACCGTTATGGCGTGGTGGTATCAACCCCCATCAACTACAAGGGGCCGGTGAAAGAGGGCGACACCCTGCTTGTTCACCATAACGTGTTTAAGTTCTATAACGATATGCAGGGAAGAAGAAAAAGCGGGAAAAGCTATTTTAAAGACGACCTGTTTTTTGTAGACCCAGATCAGTTTTTTCTATATAAACAGAACGGCCAATGGAAGGGGTATAATAAATATTGTTTTATAAAGCCTTCTGCGGTGAAAGAGTCGTACCTTAAAAAATCCACTAACGACGAGCCTCTATTCGGCACCATAAGGTATATCAACGACCAGATGCTAAGCATGGGGATGAAGGTAGGAGACGAGATATCGTATCAGCCGGAGAGCGAATATGAATTTGTGGTAGATGGGGAAAGGCTATATAGGATGTTCACCGATAACATAACTTTTATGGTATGAAGAACAAAAAAAACACCTATAGAAGAGACCTGGACTGGGAGGAGAAAGTAGACAAGTTAAAATTAAAATATAACCGCAGCAAAGATGGATATAGCAAGCATAAAAAAGGAGATAATAAAAGCTGGTGAGTCAGCGGTCCTTCAGCTGATAAAAGTCGCTAAAGAAGATATTATTAAATACGGCGAAGACGATGAGCTGGCAGCAGACAGGCTGAAGAACGCCGCCGCCACCAAGAAGCTCGCTATCTTCGATGCCTTTGAGATATTAAAAAGGATAGAAGAAGAGAAAGATATGTTAGAAGGTATCGATACTAAAATAAATAACACCCCAAAAGGATTTGCTGAGTCAAGATCAAAATAAATTATATATTGAGCTTGTCAATATAGTCCCCAAGGGTGCTTTAGCCAATAAAAATAGAGCGCGGTCTTGGCAATATGGCTATAACGAAAAGTACGGTTTTGTTGTTATCTCTAAGACAGGACAGATAGGTCAGATACTAAATATCAGCGGCCTAAACATCGCCCTCCCTAAAGTCTCTGAAGACATCCTGAAAAGATCCGGGAAGAGAGAAGAACAGTATTGGGAGCCTAAGATATTACCGAAGCAGCTGAAGAGGGTAAAGTCTATCTTCCAATGGCATAGCACCCCCGCCAGCTTTAAAAATCAGTGGGTCGACTATGTAGAGAATGAATTTAACTACAGGGAGCAGGGGCGGTGGTTTCTAAACAACGGGATATCGACATATATCACCGGAACACACTATATGTACCTGCAATGGACAAAGATAGACATCGGGCTTCCGGACTTCAGAGAGGCCAATAGAATATTTTATATCTTCTGGGAGGCATGCAAGGCAGACAAGCGGAGCTTCGGCCTTGACTACCTAAAGATCCGGCGCTCAGGATTTTCTTTTATGGCATCGTGTGAGGGGGTGAACACCGGGACCATCACCAAAGACGCGCGTATAGGCATCCTCTCTAAGACCGGTGGTGACGCTAAGAAAATGTTCACAGATAAGATAGTCCCTATCTCTAACAACTACCCGTTCTTTTTTAAGCCTATACAGGATGGTATGGACAAGCCTAAGACGGAGCTAGCATATAGGGTTCCAGCCTCTAAGATCACCAAGAAGAATATGTATATAACAGAGGACCAGGAGCTGGAGGGGCTAGACACCACCATCGACTGGAAGAACACCTCTGACAACTCCTATGACGGGGAGAAGCTACAGCTGCTGCTACATGACGAGAGCGGAAAATGGGAGCGTCCTGAGAATATCCTTAACAACTGGCGCGTGACCAAGACATGCCTGCGCTTAGGAAGCAGGGTCATAGGGAAATGTATGATGGGGTCTACCTCTAACGCCTTAGACAAGGGAGGAGACAACTTCAAAAAACTATATAACGACTCTGACTGCTCCATGCGCAACTCCAACGGGCAGACAA